CGTCCTGATTGCTGTGTAAGCATCAAGCATGATGGCACAAACCGCTGGTAATTAATTCTCTAATTACGAATACAATAAGGGGAGGCGTAAGTTTCCCCTTTTTGTTTAAATATGGCAACTACTAAATTACAAGCAGTAAATACTCTTCTATCCATTATTGGAGAAGCACCAGTTAACTCACTGGTACCTCCTTTAACTGGGGATACAAGTCTTGCGGAATCTGTTGTTAATGAGATAAGTGCAGAAGTCCAAGGTGAGGGTTGGTCTTGGAATACAATGATGTATGACTCAATACCTATAGATGCTAATGGGCATAGTACTCTTCCTAGTAATACTCTTGCTATACGGTTTAATCCAGTATCTTACCCAACCCAACGGTTTGTATTAAGAGGTATAAAGTTATTTGACCGTGTTAAGAATACTTATGATTTAAGAGGAAGTCTTGGGGTTGCTTTAACAGGTAGTACTACAGATCTTGTTGCTGAAATTGTAGAAGAATTAGAATGGGATAATATACCTGAAACTGGTAAAAGATATATAACAATTAGAGCTGGAAGGATATTCTCTAACAGAGTTGTTACGTCAACAAGTATAGAGAGTTATACTCAAGAAGATGAGGAGAATGCTCGTCAGATATTAAAACGTACAGAGGATATGGCACAGAACTGTAACTTCATTAGTGGTCCTGATGATTTATACGATGGTCGTGTAAGAACTACTTTTGGTCCTGATATTCTCAATCGCTAATGTCTAAAGAACTTTATAGTCAGATTATTGGTCCACTAAATAAAGGAGTGAACCAACAAGCTGATAGCTTTGTACTCCCTGGCTTTGCTAACACACTTGAGAATGGTAACTGTGATCTGGTAGAAGGTCTTAAGAAAAGACTTGGATCAGTTCCTGTAAAAAGGATTGATACTCTTACTAAGAACGCAGGTGGTAATACTTTAGTAGGAACCATTAAGTGGGATGAAGCTTGGGTATACGTTTACAACAGGAGTAGTGATGAAAGGTTCATACTTATTATTGCTGATGACAGCAGGACTATTACTAAAACTGTTAGTACTGTCAATAACTCTGCGGTACTTACTGTAACCTCAGGAGGTATGACTGATCTGTTTGTAGGATCAACAGTCACAGGAACAGGCATAGGAGCTGGAGCAAAGATTGTAGAAATAGGAGCTAGCACTATTACTGTTGATAAGAACTCAACTGCAACTGCCTCTGGTATTACAGCAACCATTGAATCTAACTACACATTTACTGCAGGTGTATCAAATGTAGAACCTATAAGTGGAACTCTCCCTAGTGTGGTTCCTGTTGAACAAACCTTTGCAAATGTTACTAATACTAATCTTGAGTATCTAAGAGGATCTGGAAGAGCTAAAGATAGATTCAGAGCAACATCATTTCAAGACTATGTTTTTATAACTAATACTCAGAAAGTTGTTACTTACGATTCCGCTGAGGTTTTAACTAGATTTAATATTGGATATATAAGTCCAGCTTATCAACCTATTAAGGCACAAGTATGGATCAAGCTAGTTGATTACAATACCGAGTACTCAGTTGATGTTGAACTAGATGACGGAGATAAGATAAGCGGTCATTACATGACTCCAACTCTTACAGACTCTAGTGGTAACTCAAACGTTATAAGTTCTAGCACTATTGCTGAGAGATTAGTAACTTACACCTCAACTATTACAGGAACTACAAGCAATGGAAGTGCCAGCATTGCTAGCGTTAGCACTACTTCAGGTACTGGAGATATCTTCAAAGTTCACGGTGGGGAACTTATTACTGGCACAGGTATACCATCCAATACTTTTGTTAAAGAAGGAAGCGTTGATAATACAGCGGGTACTTTTACTCTTGTCAATGAAGCTGGGTCTAATGTAAACGCAACAGCTAGTGGAGCTGTAACTCTTACTCTTAAACATGGTTTAGACGATTGTGATATACATAACAAACTCACATTTGAAGTAAAAGATTCTCAAATATTAATAGGCTGTGACAATGCTTCTAGGTATATCAAAAGTTTTGTAGCTTCTGATGCTAGAGGTAATAGTTTAATGTCTGGTTATTCTAATCAGGTTACTTCTATTACCGATCTTCCTACTACATCTTGGGAAGGTTATACAGTACTTGTAGCTCCAGATGGTACAGCAGATAAGAGTTCTTACTATTTAAAATTTAACGCTGAAAATACTACAGTTGCTGGTGCTTATGGTAGAGGTACTTGGGAAGAATCTGGTGGGTGGGGTACTTCTGGAAAGTTAGATGATAATACAATGCCTCACTCTTTTGTTTATTACAGAAACGATAGCGGATTAACTAGATTCACTTTCCAACCTTTTAGCGGTAGTGATTATACAGACGGCTCCACAACAATAAAATTACCTGGATGGGTAGAACGATTAGCTGGTGATGCGGATGAATTAGAAGGTCCTTCTTTTGCAGGTTTTTCTATTAACGATATTGTGTTCTTTAAAAACCGTTTAGGTTTTATAAGCGGAGAAAACGTAATACTTAGTGAGGCTGGTTCTTACTATAACTTCTGGCAACAGTCAGCTTTACAGGTTATAGATAATGATCCTATAGATTTAACTGCTGTTAGTAATGATGTAGCTGTACTTAACTATGCTCTACAACAACAGGATGAATTAGTACTATTTTCTAATGAAAACCAGTTCAGACTCTATTCAGGAGACAACGTAACCTTTAGCCCTGAAACAGCCTCTGTAGGTAGGATTAGTTCCATCACTATGGAGTCAAAGGTTAAACCTCAACAGGTAGGACCTCAAGTAATCTTCCCAGTTAGAGAGGGTGATTTCACTGGGATGCATACCTTCATCACTACAGATAGAACAGTAGGAATTAACCTTGGTCAAACTGCTGTTATTACAGAGACAATACCTAAGTACATTCCTAAGAATATAGATTCTTTAGCTGTTAGTAGGACTGATCAGTATTTAGTAACTCTTAGTGGTGATGATCCTGATGCTTTATACGTTTACCAATTCTTCTGGGAAGCTACTGGAGGCTCTTTAACTAATAGACAGAACGCTTGGTCTAAATGGACATTCCCTAACAAGAGTATCAGTTGGTGTGACTTTGTTGAGGGTACTCTATTTAAAATAGTGAAGTACACCGAGAACAGTACTGTTAAGTATTACTTAGAAGGCCTCAATGCTTCTAGACCTCCTCAAGCTGAAGGAGATTTATTCCTGTTAGATAGGCAGTTATCTAGCTCTATTACTACAGATTTAGGAGCACCAACCTTTACTTATAGCGGTCTTACTAATAAGACTACTGTTACTCTCCCTTACTACACAGTAAATCCTAGTCAGTTTGTCATCATCAAAAAGGATACCACTGATGCTAACGAGGCTGCGAAACGCTGGATCGTGGCTGCTTCTGTTCCTGCGGGGGTTAATAGTTTTGTTTGCGATAGCTTGGGAGACTTTAGTGGTGCAAACGTTTCTTGGGTCTTTGGGGAAAAGGTTACGTTCAAGTTTACTCCGCCTCAGCTCATGCCCTATTCAAAAACTGCGACGGATAACACTTTTATCGGTAATCGTACTGGTCGCCTTCAGTTACGATATGTGGATGTTTACTACAATGATGCTAGATACTTCACTGTTGATGTGACTCCAGACTTTAGAGATAAGAAGACTTATGAGTTTGATAGAAGAGATCCTCTCAATGCGAACATAGTATTGAGTCAAACCTCTAGTTTTGATGAGTCAAAATTTAGAGCTTATATCCAAAGTAAGAACGATCAAGTTACAGTAGAAGTAGTAAACGACAGTATTGATCAAGCCAAGTTTGTTGCTTTAGAGTGGACAGGCTTGTATTTTGATGTAGCGAGGAAGTATAGCTAATGGTAAGTTCAATTCACACACCAGCTTATGGTTCAGCTTATAATCAAAGTTTGGATCTGAGCAAAGTTAACTGGTCAACAGTCGCTAACACAACATCAACAACAGCAACAACACCAACTGCTCAAAGTAAAGCTGGTCAAGACTTTATGAATCCAGGAATGAGTGCAATACTCACTGGTGGTTTAGAAATAGCAAAGCTTTACTATAGTGGTCAGATATCTAAGTATGAAACTCAACGTAAAAACGCTGTAGCTGAGCAACAGTATTACAGAGCTATCCTTAATAAGGAGAAAGAGAATCATCGCAACTATGAAGTTGATTTAAGAAATTGGCATAGAGATGCTGATTGGGTACAACTGAGAAGACAGTATGAACAAAAGCGTAAGGAGCTCCAAGCGGCTTATAAAGGAGAAGCAACTATAGCTGCTACTCAAAACTTTGAAAGGATGATTGCTAATATTGAAGGAAGATTCTATGAAGAAGAAGCTGCAGAAATTATACAGTTAGATAATATTAGAACTGAATTTATAGCCGCTGCAGCTAAAAAGGTAGCTTCAGGTCAAGTAGGTCGAAGTGTAAGAGCTGTTCGTGATCAGTATGAGCAACAGTATTTAGCTAACCTTAGTAATCGTACTATCACGAGAAGGAATAGAATACAAGATAAGGAGAATCAAAAGCTAGCTGCTGAAGTTGCTAGAGAGAATACAGTGAACGCAACTCAGTTCTATACTCCAACTCCTATAGCAGATCCTGTTAAACCTTTAGCACCACTACCTGTTGAAGGTGTTCCTCCTACACCTGAAATTCAGCAGGGTGGTTTAGGTATTGATATTGGACTAAAAGTCCTTGATACTTATCAAAATTATATAGACATGCAGCCAGATACGTCTGCTAACTCACCAGACCGTGAAGCTAACACAACACCTAGCGTCAATGCCTCATCATGACCAGTAGTTCTCCTCGTAATCAGTTTCAAATAACTCCTAAGCGTTCTCCTTTTGAGAACTTAGTAGCAACTCCTCAACGGCCTCAAGATCCTGAAGCTCCAGCTCAACCTAATAGAGAACAATATAGAAGAGGAGGATCTTTATATGATAAGTCTAGTTTTCAACCAGATAGAGGTGCTGAAAAAGCTATTACTCAGCTTGAGAATTTTCTAGATAAAGAGACTGGTGGATGGACTAAAGCTCAGGACTACTTATTTGAACAGTGGAAAATAGGTGCTAAGAGTAGAGCTGATTATCAATTAAAAGTAGATAATTATTTATCTTCTGCTAAAAATGCTTTTGAAGCTGGTACTAAGAATGCCAAAGTAACTAAAGAGTTCACATCAAAGGGAGAATATGAACTAGCTAGAGAGAATAGATTAAATGATCCTTGGACTAACTTCTATTATTTCGATTCTTTAGCACAAGAAAAAGGTAAAACTGCCGCTATAGATTTACAAGCTTCTATTGTTAAAGACTTAGACTATTTAGCAAACTTACCAGAAACTGAGGTAGGTCTTGAACTACAAAAACGTTCTAATGCTATTTTAAAAGGTCTTGAGCATATACCTCAAGCTGCTAGATCAGCAAGAATTGAACCATTTTTAGCTGCTATAACTACGAACGGGAAGGTTAAGATTGCTGAGCGTAGAAGGTTATTAGATGAGATTACAGATCAGCAAACGTTTAATATCCAAACAAAAGGTAGTTTAACAGCCGCTTCAAAGATTATTAAGGCTTCAGGAGAAAGTGAAGCCACAATAGATCAGCTTCGGACCTCTTTACTAGCACCTCGTTTATGGGCAGAAAATATAAAAGGTTACAGTGGTAGACAAATTACTAATATGTATGGGGAGTTTATAAAGAATGGTGGTTTATATGTTGATGCTGATGGCGATGGTATCAACGATATAGGACAGCATATTGATAATAGTATCCTCTTTAAAGCTTTTGAAGGTATAAAGATTGATGGTGTATCTATTTTAGATCTACAAACTACAGAGAAGGAGAGCATTAGACAGTTATTAGAACAAGCACAAAGTAACGCTGTAACTATATCTGAAAGAGTTTCTAATGCAAAAGTAAAGAGAAGGCAAAGGGTATTAAATGAGTTTAAAGATACCTTAATTATAAAGATGAGAGATTGGAGAATAGCTAATCCTAACCCTTCTGAAAAAGATATAGAAGCACAAAGAATATTATTAAATCAATCTATAAATGACTTTTTTACACAGGATGGAGGATCTGATTCTAAACAGATGTCAGAAAAGGATGTGACAACATTTATAGAAAGTGTCCTACCTTGGACAGGTGTGTTAGGTAAAACACCTCCAGGAACAAAAGCCGAAATACTAAAAGAAGCTAACAGACTTACAGCTAACGGAGCCACTGAAATACCAGTAAGTTTAATGGCAGCGATGCGTAATAATGAAGGTAATCTTTACGATGTTTATATTGAAGTTCTAGGAATCTTTGATAAAGCTAATACAAAAGCTGTTACGGATCGCAATACTACACAGAAGACTCTTGTTACTAATGATCTTAGGAACATCAAACTAGAGGTAACTCAGAGTCTTTCTACATCTAACAAGACTATTCTTGATCTGTTAAACAGCAAGAATCAAACTAATATTTCTATGGCTAACAGGTATTTAAAAACAGTAGAAACAAAAATATTCCCCATATTAGAAAGGTACTTACCTCAAGCACTTAATGAGGCTTACTCTGCTGAAGTTGAGGCTGGTAATGATATTAATGATCCAAAAGTTCAGGCACGAGTGTATGATAAAGCTCTTAAAAATGTATTAAGGAGCCCACTACTTTCAGATGTAGATCCTTGGTTACAACCTGAAGGTAAAAAGCAATTCAGCCTTAGAGAAGTACCAAATATTGGTGAAGTAACGATTGGATATGAAGGAGCTATAGACTTTTCAGGATCTTATAAGCCAAGTAAGGCTCATAAAATTAACATCAATTTCAGTGATGGTACTGGTGAAACTGCAGCTTTATTCCTTAATACTCATTTTGATGGAGATAGAGCTGGTTATGAAAAGTACCTAAGAAAGACTTTTGTACTACCAGAAAGTGATATCCTGGCCTGGACTGAAGTATTTAGTCTGGCTGCTACTAATCAACCTATACCGACTGATCTTATTACTAAAGGAATGCGTACAAGGTTACATAACATGAGCACAGTTGCTTCTGGTGGTGTTGTTAAACCTTATGAAGTATTGAAACGTACTCTCAATTTATATGAAGGTAACACTGCTGAAAATACACGAGGATTAAAGGGAGAAGATTATCAAACCATAATGAACAATATGGGAGCTTTATCTCATTCTGTTGATGTAACTAACTTAGACGATGAAGCTATTAATACCACTAGTGTCACAGCTACACCAATGAGTAGGCTTATATATGATGGTAATGAATACGCTGTAGATATTGCTCTAACAAAAGGTCCTTCTCAACAGTTTTCAAATGATGTAGGATCACCCGTTCAAGGTACAGTAGTTTTTGTAGGTACTGATGATCGTCACGGTAATTATGTAATTATAAGAGCTAATAGTGGTACTGACTTTAACCAAAAAGGTGACTTAATAAAGATATCCAATTTAGCCTCTATAAGTGTAAAAGAAGGAGATAACTTAGGTAGAGGTGTCTTAATAGGTCTTCAAGGTGATGACTCAGCTTTAAACTCTACAGAAGGTAGCTCAACTACAGGGAGTGATATTGAAGCTGGTCATATCAATATTCAGGTATTACAACCTGGAGAGAATGTTAATCCAAATAACGACTCTCAATATAGTCAGGCTTATCAGAATAGATTTGTTAAAGGTTCATTCCTTTCTCTATACACTGGAAATACTACTAATAATGGTGATGGACCTGTAACCTATATAAATCCTAGTGATTTCAAGACTATTGTTACTAAAACATCAGTCCAACCACCTAGAGATAGCAGAGGTTTTAGTAACTATAAGTGGGATAATAGAGGATTTTGGATAAATACATGGGATGGAATGCCTTATTTACCTGATGATGTTCCCTATAAAATAGAATATGAGGATGATGGATTCACAATAAAGAAAGTAATATATAATTACAGCCCTCCTAATGAAGAGTTTCCTAAAGGATAGTCTAAATGCCTTACATACCACAAGTTAACGGTCCAACCATTTGGGTTGATGATGATGATGAGACGGCTTTAAAACAGTTTTCTGAGAACTTCAATACAGACATCCCAGAGAAAAACTTTAGTGGCATCAGTAAGACTGAAGCTGAAAAAGAAGATAATACAAGTATCTTTGATCCTAGAGAACCTGTAAGAGCTGTTGTCCACGGTTTAACTGATGTACCTGGAAGTCTTTACGGTTTTGGACAAAGACTAGCTGTAGGTACCACAGGGATTCCTGGTTTGGATAAGCTGTCTATGCAGGAGGGAGGTCTTTTATGGGGAGCAGTTACTGGTATTGCTGGTTTAGATGATGAAGAAAAGAAAAATCTATCTGCTCATTATAAAGAATTTAAAACAGCTAACGATAAATTAGGCGTTAAACCTGATGGTAGTGCTTATCATCTTCCAGCTTCATTTGGCATATTCAGTGATAATAATCAGCTAAGAAAGGACTGGTTAGAACCTAAGACTGGTTTCCATAAGCTAGGTTCTAATATCGTATCAGTTATAGGTTCTGCCTATGTAGGAGGAGGTGGTGGTTATGCCAGAACTGCTGCTGCCCTTACTCCAACTACTGCTACAAAACTAGGACCAGCTTATCGCTTAGCAAACGCTTTAAAGCTTCCTGCTAAATCTTCAGGAATTAGAGCTACAGCTAGAGGAGCTGTAATTTTTACAGTTAAAGACTTATTACCTAACGCTTTAGAAGATATTGCGTACTTCCAGCCTGGTCCTAATAAAGAGGTTGCTGGTGCTTTAGATGTTATATCAGAGTTACCAGAGGAAGACAGACGTTTAGCAATACAAGCTTTATTAGCTGAAACTGACACTGAATATGATTATTCAATGGAAGTTATAAAAGAAGTAGCTGGAGGTGCTATTTCTGTAGGAGTATTACGTGGAATATTTAGTGCAGCTAGACGTTTCTTAAAACGTGCTCCTAAGGAGATACCTACTACAAAAGCAGATGGCACACCTGCTGATCCAAAGGTTGTTAAAGAAACAGTTGATAAAATTATAGATGAAGAAGTAGAGAAAGAGCTTCCTAATATAGCTCAGCAAGTAGATAACATAAATATTAATAAGGCTGAAACAGATAATACAAATAAGCTAGGAAAACTCAATACAGACCTAAGAAGTCAGATTGATACCTTTACTAGAGAACTTTCTGAAACTTCCCATCAACTTTCTGAAGCGTTCCTTAATAAATCAACAGGATCACCAATAGTAGATGATATAGCTAGGATTGATGAACTTGGTAAGTCTTTAGATACTAGATCAGGGTTAGAAGCTACAACAGGCAGAATAGAAGAGCTTCAAGAAGCTTTAAGAAAAGGTACAGGTGGTAAAGGTCAGAATGTTAGTCCTGAGGAACTACCAGTCTTTAGACAGATGGTAGAGAAAGAGCTAGCTGATATGCAGGCTAAGATTGATGAACAGCCTATCCAATACGCAGTAGGTAAAAGAGGTAAAGCTACTAAGAAAAGAATACCTAGATCTGGTTGGTTAAGTAGTACAGCTAACTCTAGAAGATTTAATAAATTTACTGAGCTAAAGAACCAATTAGATGAGTTAGAGAAATTAACAGAAAGTAAAGGTAAATATGAACAAACTACTGCAGGTAAGAAAGCTGCTAAAGTAGAAGCTCAGAAGGATCTCACTGATTTTTATCAAACAGGTGAAGAAGGTTTTAAACAGTATATTGAGAGTTTAGAAGGTCTTTTAAAATCTATTGATAAAACAAATGCAGATCGCATAGATACTCAGAACGCTCAAAACGGGTTATTCGCTGAGTTAGGTCGTACTAATGAAATAGTAGATCTACATCCTAATGATCCTTTCTATCAAAGCTATATGAAAGGTAGCGAGCTTATAAAAGAAGCTAAATCTAGAAAGTCTTATGATCCTGAGTTTATCGAATATTTTGTTAGAACGGCTGATGAAATACACGATACTGTTGTTAAAGCTGGCGGTAAGGCTCCTGATGCTATTCCAGGAAGTAAAGTTGTAGGAGATATTAATAAAGAGACTACTAATAAAGCTCAACAAGAAGTAAGCCAAGCTGTTAAAGAAGTAGTTGAAATATCTCAGGAAGCACCTGAAAAGACTCTTCAACAGATTTTAGAAGAACAACCAGTAAGAAAAGCTCCAGATGTTCCTAAACCTTTACAACCAAGACTTAATAAAGCTGGAGAGTTAGAAGTTATAGCTGATGGTGTACCAACACCTGTAGATAAGAAGACTTTCCTTTCAAAATTTATACGTTTAGCTCCTAAAGGAAAACAGGCTGAAATAGCTTTTGAAAGACTTAAAGAAGCTGTAGAGAAAGTAGAGGCAGGATTCAATGTACCTCTAGAAGAGAGAACTGCTCTTAATACTGTTGGTGATCTAATTAATCTTTTAAATGTTGGAAGAGTAGCTACTGAAGAAGCAGTACAAAGGGCTTTAATAGATTTAGATAAAACAATAACCTTCCTAGCTGATGCTAGACCTGTACTAGAAGCTGGTGCTCAGAAAGCCGATAAAGCTGGTAGAAAACTAGCTGGAGAAGTTGTAGATAAGGTTCAGAAAGCTAGTGAAAATCTAGAAGACAGACTCTTAAAGTGGACTGAAGATGATATGAGGAAGTTGTCTCCTGAAGACGCTGAAGCGGAGTTAGGACCACTACCAGGAAGAGTTAAAGCAATTGAAAATGTAGCTACAGATTTGTCTAAATTCTACAATGTCACTTATGAGGAAGCGTTAGAGAATATATACACCAACCCTAAGATGGGCTTTTTCGAGTATGTAGATACTTTAAAAGAAAGACCTAAAGGTGATGGTGGTTATCGTATGGGTGGTGATGATATAGACCCTGAAGACCCTTGGGGAGGTATTCCAGCAGATGATCCTGTCCGTACACAGTTTGATGATCCAGACGATATTATTCCAAATAAAACTACTGAGATTAGTAACGAGATACCTACTACTAAAGACGGTAAGGTAGACAACTCTACTATTAATAGAACTAGAGCAGCTAAATCCGTTCAAGGTGTAGATGAAGACAGTATTCCTGTACCTGAACTCACTAGGAATTTAAACAAAGATAATAAGTTCCTACAGAAGATAAAGAGTGATGATGATGCTGAAATGTTAGGTATCATCCTAGCTGACGGTGTTCAAGAGATGACTGAGTTAGCAGCTAGAGGTTTGAATGTTGATGAATTTGGAAAATTTAATTGGTTCAATACAGATACTCTTAAATATACGGCTGATTTAGATACAGGTAAGGTTGCTAAAATAGCCGTCGATATATTAGGAGAAAGAGGATTTAAAATAAGCCGTCATACAATAATGGCTGCTACTGGATTATTAAAGAAGGCTGCAGATAATCCTGATATAATCGACGATCTTGTACTTGCAGGTGATAAATATGCTGAACAAGTTAAAGCTGGTTTACCTTGGATTGTTGTTACCACCTCATTAATAGAACACAATTCAAAGGCTCTTTTGAAGACTTCAAAAATGCTTCAAGATGCTAGGAAGGGTTTACCTGCAGAAGGTGGTTATACAGATCCAGTATTACTTAAGAACTTTAGAGACTCATTCGCATCTTTACTTTCAAACGTACAGACTGTTAGTAATTTATTTGAAGGTTTTGGTAATGGTTTAAGGTTAATGGCTAGAAGCAATCGTATTGAGTTTGAAGCAGGTAGACCAGAAACTGTTATAAACAGCTTTAGAGAAATAGCTAGCAAATGGAAGGATACTGAAGGTTTTGCTGCTGAGTTAACTCAAACAACTAAAGCAGCTTCTGAACAGATTAATGCACAGTTCCAAGACTTCTTTAAAAAGGTAGATGAAGGAACAGTCAGTGTAGAAGACTGGGATGGTATCGATAACTTGGTATCTAAGGTCTACGATGCTCAAGGTGATCTAACAAAACTAAAAGAGTTATCAGTAACAGC